CTATAACAATATATCCATTATCTTTAAAAGATAATACTTTATATTCAGTAAATAATTGTAATAAATTATATCTTGAAATGGGTGAAATTATTATTATTGATGATAATTATTTTTATGTTGAAGGCTTGAATGTATTTACTGATAATTATGACTTAAAACTAATAAGAACAGGAAAAGATTTAATATATAAATATTGTGGATATTATACTATTGGTAATTATTTGAGTAAAAATAATAAGATTATACCAGATTTAAAATATGATAATATTAATACATACAAATCTTTAAGTGGTTATAATGATGACTCTTATGGTGAATTATATTATTCGAATATTATGTCAAAGGTATTTATTAAAAATGGAGGATGGTTAGAATATGAAAAAGATATTAATATTTTAAATGAATCATATTTAAATATTAAATTATTACATAATCAAAATAAATTATATCAACTAGATAATTTTGTAAAATTAAAAGTTTTAGATAAAATTATTGATGATAATCGAACTATTTATGAAATAAAAGATATTAAAGATGGAGAAATAATTTTGGATAAAGATTTGTATGAAAGTGATAATTTACTAATGAATTTTAGATTACCGTATCAACCATTTAAGAATAAATACATCAACTTTGATTCAAATGGTAATATTTTATCTGAAATTATTCCTGATAATCAATCTATAATATTTGATTACATTATTCCTATAATTGCTAATAATGAATTAACTACATCTAATCCTGTTGAAATTAACACATATATATTTGAAAACAATAAATTATATAAAGGTACTACTGATTTATGGAAAGAATATAAATTAACCGATCCACCTGTAGATGGAACTTATTTAATAGATAATAATAAATTATACATTGGTACTAATATTGAATGGAAAACTGTTAATGGTAATTATAATATTAAATATGAAGATTATTATGCTGAAATAGATGGAACATTAAATAAATATGAAAATTATTTAATAGATTATAAAATTAATTATATTCATGACATATTTTATATTAAAGATGAACAGAATAATAGAGTAAATCAACAAAACAAATATTATAAAATTAATTCTTATCTCCAAATACCATACTTTGAAAATCAGTATATTAAAACAAATGAACATGGAAAAATATTTTCATTAGATAATAATTTGTTTGTAGTTAGAAATAATAAAATTAATGTCGATAGTACCTTTTTACCTGGTTTTAGAAAAGTTAGAATCTGGGAAACAGATTATTGGTCACAATTTGAAAATGTATTTGATGTACCTAGTAAAGGTGAATATCATATTGATGATAATTACCCGTTTAAATTAAAATTAAAATATGATAATTCAATAGGGGTAAATAGATTTTATTTTAATAAAAAGGAATTAATAATTAATAATAATATTTTTTATTTTTTACAACCTATAAAAATTAGTGGTACTTATAATTATATCAAGTCTATTATAACTTATGATGATGATCCATTAGTTGTTTTTTATTTATTAAATGATATACCTTATACACTTTTACAAGATCAAGAAATAGATATTATATTCTCACCTAAAAAACCAAATAATGTAAATTTATATTCTCAACTCAAGATAAAATATAATTTTGGAATTCAAATTGATAATTACAAAGAATTAAATGATGAAGTTGATTATAATAATACTTATAAACAAATTGAAGTAATTAGATATATTCTTAAAAATGATGAACTAATATTTATTGAAAAAATACGTAATTACAATCCTATTATATTTGAATATGGTAAATCTATAGAATATAATGAAAAAATTAATAACATAAATAAATTAGAAGGATATACTAATGTATATTTTTATAAATATAAACAAATTGATTCAGATGGAAAAATTAATAATTTTGATACATTAATTGGATCATATCATTTAATTATAGAGAAAATAGAAAGTGGTGAAAATATACATTTAGCAAAAATAATATATCCTAATAAACTTAAGATATACACTAAATTCACATCATCTAATAATGATACAATAGTTAACAGAGTTTTTAATATGAAAATAAATAATTTTCAAGAATTTACATATTCACCATTATTACTAACAGAATCAAAAAATTTAATAGAAATTAATAATAATAAAGTTGAAATAATTCAAAAATATAACATTAATTTATATGATACACCCGATATTTTAATCAGCAATAATATAACAACATATAAATATAAATTTAAGGAATTAAATAATGGTATAAATCAAATTTTTCAATACATTTATACTGATGAAAAATTAACTAATAGTTGTAAATTAACTGTTGAAAATAATAATAAAGAATATTCGTTTATTTCTAATAATTATTTATCAAATGATCTAAAAATTATTTATACCAAATTAGATAATTATTTAGTTAGTACTACCAAAAACAAAAATTTAAAAACAACTAAATTATTAAATGATAAATCATTAGAAAAACTTATAAATTCTAACGTTTTAGATATTGAAAATTTTACTTTAAATATGATTGTATCAAAAATTAGTCCATCAAAACCATTATATTATTATAAAACATTAGATAATACTAACTTATTTACATTACAAACCAATCAAACATATTATGTAGATAAAAATAATTTATTGATAGAATTTATAAATCCAAATAATAGAATTATATTGGTTAAAAATGTTATAGATAATGATAAAACTGAATTAAGTAATGATTATTTTACATCTAAATTATATGTTGAAAATAAGATAGATACAAGTTTAATTCTTGATTCAAATATACTATTTAATGATGTTAAACAAATGAAAATTAAATTATTATCTAATAGTTATATTGATGATTCTTCAGTATTTAATTATTTAAAACCGTGGGAAAATTGGTCCTTATTAAATTCAATAAAAAAAATAAGTCGGCTTTCAGATTTTTGTTATTCTGGAAAATTATCTTTTGATGGTACAAAATTAATAATTTTAAATGATCAAACAGGAAAATATATTACAATCGAAGAATATAATAAATTAGGTAAATTTATAGAAAATGTTACTAAATATCAAAAATCAAAAACAAACTTTTTAATTATGAGAAATGAAATTGAACCATATATATTAAATAATTTAACTAATTGGTTATATAATCCATCTTTTTTTCTAGATGTAAAAACAAATATAAATACTTTTTTAAATATGAAATTTGCAGTAACTTTTGATGGAAATAATATTTTATTCAATGATGATCTTAATGTTGAATTATATAATAATGAGGTAGCTAGTTATATCACAAATGAATTTACATACGATCAAGTTGGAAAAACAGTTTATAGATCAGATGATTCTTACAATAAAATTAATGTTCAAATTAATAATTGGATCAATAAAATAACAGATAATAACATTAATACAAGATTCTTTGGAGTTTCAATTCATAAATTATGTAGATATTTGGTAGAAATAGGTCAACAATTAATTGATTTGATTAATTATTTTAATAAACCTTTCATTGATACACCTGAATATTTTTACAATAATCCTCTAAAATTTATAATAAATAAAATGTGGGAAAAATATAGTAATAATAGTAATATTAATTTGTTGAATAAAGAATTTTCTGATAAAATGGAATTAAAATACAACATTGATTACATTAATAACATATTATCAAGTATTAATTATTATAACAATATTACATTTGGTCTTACTGGTATATATTCTAATAATATATATAATAATTTTACTTTTTTAAGAGAATTTACAATATCTAATTTAACCAAATACGACCCAAATATTTTTGCCTATTTAAAACCAACATATAAATTATTAACTAGTGAAATCTATCCATATAAAATAAATTTTAAAGGTAACGAAATTATTCCTAATAAAACATACTCTATAGATTTTCTAAACGGTAAAAAAATTACAGAGGATATTATAATTACTAATCCAGAAATTTATACAGATCAATTAAAATTTTATTCTAGTTATAATATTAAATCTACAGATTTTATAGTTGTTAAACAAAATAATGAATTTACAATAAAAGAAATTACAATTTTAGGAACTAGTTATTTAATAAAGTTTAATAATGATATCAATGTAAATAAAATTGATCAAATCTATTATAGAAGTTATAATTTACCTATTTTATCAATTAATAACACTAGTTATATTAATATTTTAGTTCCATATACCAATGATGAAAAGAATTTATTAAATGAAATTAATATTAATGATTCATTTGAATTGAGAAATAGTATTGGTATTAAATATGTTAAAATTATTAATAATAAACAATATTTGTATTTTTATTCAAATAAATTTGTTTTTATTGAAAATAAAACAGTAGTTAAAACAAAATCTAATATTTATATTCTACATAATGATGGTATTGGATATTTTATAAAAGGAATAAATATTGAAAGTACAGAATATGACATTAATATTATAACTATGGTTAATTTAATAGAAATTAAAAATATGAAAGAAATTATGATAGATTTTAAAACTGAACCTTTAATTACTGATTCTAAAAATAGACCGGTTAATGATAATATAATTATACCATTTGAATATGAAATCTATAATAGTACAAATAAAATTAGTATTAATCCTATTAAAATAAATACATATGGAGATGGAAAAATTATTTTTAATTTTACTAATGACGACTATAACAACATAATATACTATGATTTGAAAAATTTTGATAAAATTAAACAAGTTAAAAAAGTTGATCATGAAATAACCAATAAAATAAATAATATTGAATTATATGATGAATATTTATATCAATTTGAAAATTATATTGAAGGAACTAATGATCTAAATGATACTAAAATATTTTTGTATAATAAAGATAGTACTAATTTACAAGACCATGATCAAATAAATGCTGTTAATGGAATTTTTGAACCAACCTCAAATAAACTAGATAAAACTTCTATTTTTATAAAAAAGAACAAAGTAAAAAATCAAACTATATTTTCAGTTAAAAAAAATTATACTAATTTAAATAATATTTATTTCATTCAAAAAAATTCATGGATTATTCAAAGTTACAATTTAGATTCAAATATGATTACAATAGTAATTTCTAATGATTTTAGATTTTTATTAGAAGGTGAATATTATTACCAATTTGGTAAACAAGGTCAAGAGAAAAATATCCTAAAATATGATATAAAAATAGAATCTATTAATAATATTTTATATTTATCATTCCCATGGATACATGAACCTATACAAGGTAATGCTAATTTCTTTCAATATTATATAGAAAATAAAATACCAGTTACTAAGCCTATTAATAACAGAAAAGCTAAAATAACTATTGATTATCCATATCAATATAAAAATAATGTTTTATTTTATACTCTACCTTATTCAGGAACATGTAAAGAATTTGGTAATTATTTGTATAAATTAAAGACACTTGATTTATCTAATAATAAATTAACTATTACTGAAAATAGTAATTATAATGGTGAATATGAAGGTGGTATTTGTGATGAAGTTATTTATTTATTTAAATCTGGTAGTCAAATTAATGGAAAATTATTTGATAGATTTTTTGATAAAGATGGATATATTTATTTAATATTTTCAGTAGATGAAAAATTAGACTTGTCCAATCAAATTATTTATACTTATAGATTAGCTGATTTTGTTGATAAACAAATTTTAAAACTAGAAGAATATCAAACATCATTTAATTTAGTTGATTATTATGAACAAACAAAATCTAATGAAATATTTTTACTGGTAAAAGATGATATGAAACCATATTTTAACTCTTTTGATTTAATACAAAAACCAAGTAAATTTTATTTAGTATCATATATACCATACACATTAACAAATATTTTTAATGAAAATAAGTTTATACCAAATAAAGAAATGCAAAAAAATTATTCATTTAAATCAGAAGAAATTATAACTTATGAAAATATTAATTGGAAACCAGTTCATAAAATGTTTGAGTATATTAGAATATATTTTAACGATCAATTAATGGAAGAATTAAATGAGGATGTATTTTTAATTAATTATTTTTTATATTATAGTGATGAAAGAAGAAAAAAATCAAATAATATTACTAAAATTCGAAAAACAAATGAAGAAAAATGGCAATTTTATATTCCATTAATTTTTTGGTTTACTAACAAACCAGGTTTATCAATACCATTAATTTCATTACCATATACTCAAATTAGATTAGTTTATAAATTAAATGATATTAAAAATGTAGTTACTAATAATTTGAATGGTGCTAAATTTAGATATAAAAATCAAGGAGTAGACATTTTAAAAAATAATCCGGAAATGACAATTTATTTAAATACTGATTTTATATTATTAGACACACTTGAAAGAAAATTATTTGGATCATTAAGTCATGAATATATGATAGAAAGATTTATTAAATCACCTATTAATTTTATAAATAATCCAGTTTTAGATACCAAATCAATAAAATTAAGTGGATTAATTAAAGATATTCATTTTATAGCTAAACCAATTAATCATACAGACGTATCATATTATCCTGAAGTTATTACAAATTATGATGTACGATATACTAAATATTTAATAGCTTTAAATTATTATAATCAATGGATTAAAGATAATAAAATTTATAAATCAACTGACCAACAAAAATATAATTTGGAAATAGAATGGATTGATAACATTAATTTGTACTTGAATCAATATTTTAATCTTACAACAAAACAAATTAATGATCCTGAAAAAATGAAAGAGTATCCTTATTATGATATTCAAAGATTAATTAATCAATTTGGAAAATGGTCTATTTACGACAAAGATTTATTAAAATATTTATATTTTTTCCAAGTTACTTATTTAGAAAATATATGGGAAAAATATTATTATACAAATGATGAAACATTAAAAAAAGAATATGGAAAGAAATTAGATTACAGTCTTACAATTTATTTAAAATATTTATATTCAAATAAAAAGATAGTTAATGAAATATCACCAGTTGAATCAATGATTATTAAAGTTGATGGAACTAATTTATTTGCTGAAAGAGATTATAGATATTTCTCTGATGTTTTACCTTATCAAAAATTTAAAAATAGTGCACCTACTGGATTTTATTCATATACATTTTCACTATATCCATTAGAAGATCAAAATTCAGGTCATTTAAATTTTTCACATTTTAGTAATATAGAATTAACTGTAAAATCCAACCAAGAAGCATTTAAAAATTATGGTTCATATAACTTAAATATGTGTGTTAAAGAATATAATATATTAAGAATAATGAGTGGTTTAGCATCTACAGCTTGGATAGACTAAATATTAAAACCCAACCCACCAATTCCATGAGAAACTCTAAATAAATTATATTGAATACCATAACATCTAACAATAACAGAATTTTGATAATTAATTATTGGATTCATTTTAAATTGTAAATAACTATCATCTACTTTACTAAAATTCATAGTTCCTGAAGGTTGAAGTTCTGTTGGATTTAAACCAAAAGAGTAATAATATACGCCAAATTGTTTATTCATTATTTTTGATTGATAAATTGGTACATTTATATAATATTGGTTAGAATCTAATTCCATTCTTTTTATTGAATTTATTAATAATGAATTGTTTAATATGAGATAATCTTTATTTGTATTTGGATAAGTGCTATAATTAAAAAAATCTTTTGATTCAATGTTTGATTTTAATATTGCTCTCCAAGCTATAAACTTAATTGGATTTATAAATGGTATTTTATAAATTGAATTAATTGAAGTTATCAACTGTTCTGGAATAGTCTGAATAACCGGAATTAAGTATTCATGTGAATTATTCAAAAAATTATATCTTTCAAAATTATCTAAATAAATATAACTAACTAATAAATAAGATTTAATAAATGATGGTTTAATAAAATTAAAATAATTTTCATCTTCTACTACTAATGTATTCGATTTAATAAAAAGTTCAAATTTAGTCTTTTCTCCTTGTAGTTTTAATTTTGTATCTTGATCATTATTTGGTATTTTAAACTTTCCTTTTATTTGATTATAAAATATTTTTTGATTTAATTGATCAAAATAAATGAATTCTCCTATAATTTTTTCATTTTGATATATTTGATAAAAATATTCACCTGGTTCTAATATACAAAAATTATTGGTTACATTAATATAATGACTTGGTGATATTTTGTAACATGATTCAAAATTATTTAAATCAATATGAATTTTGATATCATGATGAGATAAAGCTATTAAGGGTAAACATAATCCAGTATCTTGACAAAACCAAAAAGAAAGAGGTATATATAAATTATGGGTTGGTTTATTATCTGAATATTCATATAATTCTTTGATATTTCCTATCATTTTATCATATGATTTTCTATGTCCCATACTTATTGTCATTTCATTCCATATATTTAACCAGTCACCATAATGTCTATCTATGATTGTTCCACCAATTTCAATTTCAATATAATTAATTAAT